ATTTCGTCTTAGAAACTGATTATAGCTCTTTTGAATCTTGTTTTCAATTGAAATATACTAGGGTTGTTGAACAGGCATTGTTTAAATTCATGATGCAGAATAATACGACGACATTGACTCAAATCCTGAGATGTTATTTTCATGGAGAAAAATCAAGAGTGGTGCAATTGAGAGGGTTTGAATTTTTAGCTTATTCTGTTGATGCTCGGTTATCGGGTGAAATGTGGACAAGTTTGGGAAATGGGTTTTCTAATCTTATGAATATGATTTATTTGACAGAAAAACATAATATTAAGTTTAAAGGTTTGGTTGAAGGTGATGATGGGCTGTTTAATTTGAGTTCAGATAGTATTAGTGAGCAGGATTATACTGATTTGGGTTTTACTATTAAAATGAAATATGCATCTCGATTATCTGAATGTAGTTTTTGTGGTATCACCTTTGATGATGTTTCTGGACAATTATTGGCTGCCCCTGAACAGATAGCTCGATTGGGGTGGACCTGTCATGCTCAATATTTAAATTGTCGTAACAAGACTTTGTTGCCTTTGTTGAAAGCCAAAGCGATGTCTATTTATGCTACCAATCCGTGCACACCAATTTTAGGACCTTTAGCTTATAAAATTATTAATAATTTATTTGACGTTACCCCAAACTTTAAAGGTTTGTATAACAAATGGATCCTGGAAATGCCCACTAATTGGATTTTTAAGCCTATCCCTATGAGTTGTCGAATGCTTTATACAGAAAAATTCGGAATTGATTTGACACAGCAGGAAATTTGCGAAAGTATTATAAATAGTCATTCTTTGTTTGAGATACAATTGCCTTTTGTCTTTTTATCTGAAGACAATTTGGCACATTTAGTTTAATCTTGAATAGACAAATGAGCTTAAGTCAGTGTGCTGGTGAGAAACTCTAAGTCAATATCTAACTTTAATTGAATTAGAAGATAATTTGGGAGACTTTGTCTAATGATTCCCTGGTTCTTCTAGTTCATTATTTGTTACTAAACCTTAGAATATTTCTACCTCCATAGTATGACTTAAGATTTGATTATGCTAATCCATATCTAGTTTAGGTTGGATTGGTGTAATTCTCAAAGAACATTTGATCTATTAAACCTGGGCTCGGATGGGCCTGTGGTTTTATACAATAAAATCATTGTTAGTTTATATCAACTCAAAAGATAAATGAATTATAATATTCGTCGAATTAGGAATCAACGTAATTTTAATCGTCCACGAATTTTGCCTAGACGTTTACCTTCAAATAATCCAGTGTTTAGAAATCGGCCAGTTAAACGAAATCTTAAGAAACGAAATAACACGAATGTCCCTTTGTATCGTCCTTTAAAGATAAACACCGGAATGAAAATACAAATGAGAAGCCAAGACTTGTTCAAATTAAAGATTAAGCTCGTTGTTCCAACTTCTTGTTGGTTCAATACTACTTGGGTTATACCCGTGCAACCATTATTTTTGAATCAAATGCTGTTGAACCAAGCTATTTGTTATACTTCTTTTCAAGTTAATCAAGTTACTGTTATAACAGATCCTTTAGTTGCTACCACTGATGGTACTGCAATTGCGATTGGTTATACAACTCATTGCACTCCAATTACTGGTGTTGTTGCTGATCAATGGTCTAAAGTCACAAATTTGAATGGAACTCGTGGCATGGCTCATACGCCAATCAATTATACCATTCCTATCAAAGATAATGCATTTCATCCTCTTGTGCCTGTTGTGCCTTCTGATGTACCGTTTACTATTTTTATAACTTCGCAAACGTCAGGTACTGATTTAACTGCCAAAATTTTGCCCGTTCTTTCTCTCAATTTGACATTTCGAACACAATATACTGGTGATGAATTGGATACCACCTTGTCAACTGATGTGCCTAGTATCGTAACATCGAATGCTGGAACACGAAGTGATATTATTATGCCCACTACTTTTGGTTTCGTTAATTATTCAATAGCTCCTAATGTTGATCTTGGAGAATTGGTTCAAATTCCTGCTTTTCCAGCTGTTGCTACTGATTACACATTTGCTTGGACCCATAATAACGTGAATATTGATCCTATCAATACTGTTGCTGACCGAGGTACCATTCATGCAAATTTAAAGATCTTGAATTGAGTATTGATTGCCCCATCGTACCATTCCACCTTTGGCAAGTGGATGTTCTTTGTGAGGATTAATTACCAGTTGTAACATAGATTGGATTTAATTCTTTA